CTGACGTTGGAAAACCAACAGCCCTAGTACAATCTCTTCAGATAGTATATAGACTTCTCTAGCTCACTCAGTGAGACTTAAAATGGGGCACCATTAACTGCAGGCAGTGGAACACCATAATCTCTATGGTATATCTTTGCCAGTGCAGAGCAGGCATATGATCCACCAAGTTTGACGGTTCGAATTATATATAACAATTCAGTTAACTCATCGCTTGTCAAATCATAACGCTGCCTAACGTTTGAAGCATGAGATGCGGCACACTTATAAAAGCCTGTCTCCTTGATAGAATATGAGTCCTCATATTGAACCTCACTGTGCCCAGTGGTATTAAATCTATCACGCAATGCCATCATGACTTCATTGGCGGGTTCATTAACCCACCCTTGAACCACACGAGTGAAGAATCGCTCCATCCTTTCTTCATGTCGTAAAGTCCTAAACTCAGAAACTGAACACCCCAGCTGAACATGTGTCAACTCATCCTGAACCTGCCCAAGACTTCTGAGGATGCAACCAAGATTAACCGAAGGAACCCACTTTCCAGCATCCTGATCATATGCTGGAGAGCGTTTGAGAAACTGTATTTTCTCAATGTCCTTTTCATTGTCTGTACACCAGACCTCAACAGTCACATTATGCCCGGCAACAGCACCTCCTGCAGATATACAGTCTGCTAAATCCATGTTGTTGTGCTGAGTTACCATATAATAAAAGGCCCCTAATGCGATTGTTAATGAACCACAATGGTTCAAAATAGTTGTAATGGTGGTACCTGATCCTTCAAATGGACCATCAAATTGGATGGTCACTTTCTCACCATTACCACTAGGACTCACCAAGTCAATTGGCTGCATACATTGCTTTATCAAACCCATGGATCTAGTTGGATCCAAGAAACTTATAAGTTTCTCCACCATGATAAAAGCTGGTATGTCTTGGCCTGAGTCATTTGAGGCAACATCGACGTTGTAACCAAACCGTTTTCCATGCATATTTCCAGAATAGCATGAATCGTCACTGTATATCACACAGTTCAGTACATTAGCGTCAGTGAGGCCATCAATGAGGATGCTGAATATTTTCTCAAGTGTATCACTCTTAGGTTTAGCCATAATAAAAACCTGTAGTGTATACTCACCAAGTGTGAAGACATGCATCCCATCCAAGCACATCTTAACAAACTCTGGTCCCTCGGGAAAGTACATGCAGCCAGCATCGTACGAAACAAACAAGCGTGGAGCCTTGCCGAATTTGGCCAATTCACGCTTAATGCAGGCTTTTAACCTACTTACCAGCAACTCATCACTGGTATGTTCGCTTGCTGCTCGCAGGTAAATCCTCCTTAACCTGCCTTTGATATGAGGAATCTGTGAAGCGTATTCACGTGGGTAGAAGGGCAGAAGTGCATACAACCATCTAGAGTACAACTCATAGTATGATGCTTGTGCACATAACTCAACACCTTCTTGCATTCGACTGATCACATGTGATATAGTGCCAACTGTACACTGTTTGATGTTTTGCAAAAAATCACGAACATGATCAGCTATAAACCTTTGAGCTCTGTCAACAATACCAACTGGTAGGAAGTGGAATCGCCCATTGCGAACCAAATCATACGACCCATAGTCATACCCCTGCGACATTCTATAGCCCAATGTTAATGCATTATTTCGAATGATATCCTCATTATCACGTCGCCCAATCAAACGTTTCAATGCAGCGTTCATATTATTTGGGGAATTACTGTATTCTATGAACGGTGGCTGCCCGAGACCACACAGTTCAAAATAAACTGTACGACCTCGACGTTTTCCTGGGTCCTCTGTGAAGTTGATAGCCACTCCACGTCCAAGTGGCACTAGATCAACATCACTAGATTTGATGACACTATAGTCATCCCTTTGCTCAAAGCCTGGACCATCATACTCTGCATCTTCGATAAATCGCGGCTGAAACCAGTCGACAAA